TATTAAAATTCTTGGAGAAAAGAAAAACTCTAAATATAATAGAGTTATAGGAACATTTACTAATCCAAATAAAGATTGGCAAAATGATACAGTATCTTTTCCACCATTTGATGATTCTGGTTTGCCTAATGGAGATCAATTTGCAACAATGTTAGCTGCTGACAATTCAATTCTATTAGAAGGTAGATTTGATTTTAAACATATTACAAATCCATATCAAGCTGAAGAACTTTGCGAAATAATACTAAGACGTTCTAGAGATGCTTTAGGAGTTGAAGTTAAATGTACTTCTGAAGTAATTAATTTAACTATTGGAGATATTGTTAATCTTACTTATTCTACTGGTGGCTTTAGTGCAAAACCATTTAGAGTTATGGGTATGGCAATTAACTCTGATAGTACAGTTGGATTACAATTAGTTGAACATCAAGATAACTTCTATACTTGGAGTTCAAAAGCACAAGCACCTACAATCGCTGATACAACTTTACCTAATCCTAATAATGTATCTGCACCAGCTTCAGTTACTTTATCAGATCAATTAATTCAGTACTCAGATGGAGTTGTTATAACTGCTTTAGATGTAACCATTGGTGCTTCTCCTGATAGTTTTGTTGATTACTACCAAGTTGAATACAAATTAAGCACAGAAACAGATTATATTATTGCTGGACAAGGAAAAGGATTAACTCAAAGAATATTAAACGTAATAGATGGAGAAACTTATAATGTTAGAGTTAAAGCATTTAATACTTTAGGTGCTTCATCAACATATACTTCTGCATCAAGATTAATTATTGGTGGAACAGCACCACCTAGTGATGTAAATGATTTTACTTGTAATATTATAGGAAGTGATGCACATTTAAACTGGTCGCAAATACCTGATTTAGATTTAGCACACTACACAGTTAGATTTAGTACATTAACTACTAATGCTAATTGGGCAAACTCAGTTACACTAATTGAAAAAGTTGCAAGACCAGCAACAAGCATAACTGTTCCAGCAAGAATTGGTTCTTATTTAATTAAAGCAGTAGATAAAAATGGAAACTATTCATCTAATGAAGCTGTCATAGCAACTAATATATTAGAAGTTGGAAATTTTAATGCAGTTGCAACACAAACTGAATCTCCTACTTTTGCAGGAACAACTTATAGAACAGTTGTAATTGATAATACATTAAGATTAGATTCTTCAGAATTATTTGATTCTGGTATAGGAAATTTTGATTCAGGAACAACATTATTTGATTCTGGATTAACCTCTTATGATCTATATTCGTTAGGATATTATTATTTTGCTTCACCTATAAATCTTGGTAATATTTATACATCAAGAATAACTGCATCTATTACTCAAACTGCTGATAATATAGATGATTTATTTGATTCAAGAACTGGAAACTTTGATGACGAATCTTCTAATTTTGATGGAGATGCACCAGCTAATTGTAATGCACATTTAGAAATTGCACTATCTAATGATGGAACAACTTATACAAATTATAGAAATTTTGTAGTTGGAGATTACACAGCAAAATATTTAAAATTTAGAGTTATGATGACTTCTGATGATCTTTCCTCTACACCAGTTATTTCTGCTTTAAGTGTAACTGTGGATATGGAAGATAGAATATTTAGTGGTAATGATATCATTTCAGGAACAGGAACTTATTCAGTAACTTTTACTTATCCTTTTTATTCTTCAAGTTATGCAGTAGGAATAACTGCTCAAGGATTGAACACAGGAGATTACTTTACAATTTCAAGTAAAACTGTTAATGGTTTCAATGTAGCATTTAAAAACAGTAGTGGTTCAGGAGTTAGTAAGACTTTTGACTATTTAGCTAAAGGATATTAGATAGAATATGGCACAACACGACTATAATATAGCAAATCAAGGGTTCAGTTCTTTTCGTTCTGATCTTAATAACGCACTATCAGCAATTCAAACAACTAATTCAGGAACATCATTACCAACTGGTGCTGTAGCTGGTCAAATCTGGTTAGACACTACAAACGCAACTTCCCCTACTTTAAAATTTTATGATGGTGCTGATTCAATATCTCTTGCAACAATTAACTATACGGCTAACACAGTTGATTGGTTAGATTCTTCAGTTACAATAACTGGTCTATCTACATCTGCAACAGGAACAGTTTTAACTTTATCAGATACTTCAAATACTACTTCTGTAAATTTAATTATAGATAATCAAAAAGAAGTTCGCTTTAGAGAAACAACAGCTAATGGAACTAATTATATTGGATTAAAAGCACCTGCTAGTTTGAGTGCTGATTTAACATTTACTTTACCTACTGCTGATGGCACAAACGGACAAGCATTAATTACTAATGGTTCAGGTGTACTTTCATTTACAACAATTTCTGCTGGAACATCTTGGCAGTCAGTTAAAACAAGTGGATTTACTGCTGTCTCTGGCGAAGGTTATCCTTGCAATACAACTTCATCTGCATTTACTGTAACACTTCCTGCTTCACCATCTGTTGGTTCTTATGTTCAAATAGTAGATTACGCAGGAACTTTTGCTACAAACAATATTACATTAGGTGCTAACTCAAATAAAATTAATGGAGTGGTGGGAAATAAATTATTAACAACAAATAGAGAAGCTACAACATTAGTTTATATTGATAGCACTCAAGGTTGGGTTTCAACTTCAGCTTCAAATTATGGAACAGTATCATTAGACCCAGCACCTTATTCAGTAGATTTTTTAGTAGTAGCTGGGGGTGGAGGAGGAGGAGGTGGTATTGCAGGTGGAGGAGGTGCAGGAGGATATAGAACATCAACTCAATCAGTATCAGCAGGAACAGTAATTACAGTAACAGTAGGAGATGGTGGAGCTGGTGTAGCTGGTGATGGTAATAGAGCATCTCAAGGTTCATCTTCATCTATTTCAGGTTCTGGATTAACAACAATATCTTCTGCTGGAGGCGGAGGTGGAGGTGGTGCTACAACTACTGGAGGAACTGGAGGTTCTGGTGGAGCTGGTGGTAATTTTTCAACAGGAGCAGCAGGTAACACTCCTAGTACATCACCAAGTCAAGGAAATACTGGTGGTAATGGTGGTAATGCTGGAGGTTATAGAGGTGGCGGAGGAGGAGGTGGAGCAGGAGCAGCAGGAGCAAATGGAACTTCTGCAGGTGGAGGAAATGGTGGTACAGGTAGTGCAAGTTCAATAACTGGTTCATCTATAACAAGAGCAGGTGGTGGTGGTGGTGGTTGTGATACTGGAGGAACTGCTGGGACTGGAGGTTCTGGTGGTGGAGCTAATGGAAGTTCTACAACAGTAGGAGGAACTGGTACTGCAAATACTGGAGGTGGGGGTGGAGGAAGTTATACAGGTGGAATTTCAGGAGGAAATGGTGGAAAAGGAGTTGTTATATTAAGCATACCAACTGCAAGTTATTCAGGAACTTCAAGTGGTTCACCAACAATTACAACATCAGGAAGTAATACAATTTTAGAATTTACAGGTTCAGGAACTTACACAGGATAAATTATGGCATCATTCGCAAAAATAGGATTAAATTCAAAAGTAATAGAAGTTCTTTCTGTACATAATAACGTACTAAAAGATTCTAATGGAGTTGAGCAAGAAGTTAATGGTATAGATTTTTTAACAAAATTAACTGGTTATCCTTTATGGAAACAGACATCGTATAATACTCATGGTGGAGTTCATAATAATAATGGAACACCTTTAAGAAAAAATCATGCAGGAATAGGTTATACTTATGATGAAACAAGAGATGCTTTTATTCCAGCTAAACCTTTTAATTCTTGGATATTAAATGAAGATACTTGTTTATGGAATGCACCAGTTGCTATGCCAACTGATGGTGAAAGATACTCTTGGAACGAATTGACTTTATCTTGGGATTTAGTAGAGTAATTTAAAAAAGAAGGAACAATGGAAGCAACAATCAATGGGATATTCCCAACACCAATTTACATATCAAAAATAGATAGAGAGTTAACAATTAAAGAATTGTCATTTATTGATAAGACTAAATTAGATACTTACAATAATGAAGGAAACACAACTTCTAATGATAATTACATTCTTAATCAAAAAGCATTTAAATATTTAAAAGAAGAACTTGATTTAAAAGTACAAGATTATTTTGATAAAGTAATTTCTCCAAGCAACAACATTATACCTTATATTACTCAATCTTGGTTAAACTACACAGAAACAAATCAATATCATCATAAACATCAACACCCAAATTCATTAGTATCAGGAGTATTCTATATTAACTGCCATGAAGAACATGATAAGATTAAATTCTTTAATGATAAATATTCAACTATTAAACCAGAAATAAAAGATTGGAATATTTGGAACTCAGAAACTTGGTGGTTTTCAGTTAAGACTGGAGATGCGATACTATTCCCATCATCATTAACCCACATGGTAGAAACTAAACAAGGAGATAACACTAGAATTAGTTTAGCTTTTAATGTATTCATTAAAGGAACAGTTGGTAATAGTAAAAACTTAACAGAATTAAAATTATGATATTATTTATTTCAGGATTAATAATTGGTTTATTTCTTGGTTGGAAATACGAACTATCAATTAACGACTTCATAGAATCAATAAAAATACATTTAAATATTAAATAGTATTGCAATTCTAAAGTTCAACACCATATAACACGCATGGTTTATAATAACGAAGAATATAACTTTTACACAAAGGAGAATGATATGCTGAACTATTCAGATATTAAATCTTATTGGTCTAAATTTGCAAATGATTACGTTCAAGATGTAAAATCATTTTGGAACAATTACTTAGATACAGTAAATAAATTTTATAATAAATAACTTTATTAAGTCCAAATCTTTAGATATAAGACACAAGGAAGGCATAAACCTCAAACATTATTGCCTATGGAAACATCTAAAGTAACATTCAGATTAATACAAAACATTCAAAAAGTTTTATTAGATCATGGAGATGAAATCGCTTACATTAAAAAGAACCTAAGAGAAATTAAAGGTTACTTTTCTCCTAAAATGCTAATCATTTATTTTGGATTTATATTAGCACAAGTTATTGGTGTTACTTTCTGGGTTGCTAAACAACAAACAACTATTGAGTTGCTTACAAAAGAAGTAGATTATTTAAGAGATCAAATTAAGGATATGAAATAGTGTGCATATTTAAACTATGGATTGGAAGCTGTTGCCTTCTACATAATTGTAAATGCTTGACGAATAAACCGAATACAACTAACAAGAAATAATATGAATAAAAGAATCTTAGTCATATCAGATTTACACTTTCCATTTGCTCATAAAGATTGGCATGGATTTTTAACTAAACTAAAAGTTAAATACAAACCAGATACTATTATAAATATTGGAGATGAAATGGACTTTCATTCTATTAATGTATCTCATACAATAGACCCTGACTTACCATCTCCTAAAGATGAATTAGAACTTGGTAAAAAAGATATTCAAAAATTACATAAATTATTTCCTCAGATGACTTTGCTAGAATCAAATCATGGTTCTATGGTTTTAAGACGTGCTATGGCAAAAGGAATGACAAAATCTTTTATTAAATCTTATAATCAGATATTAGAAGTTGGTAAAGGTTGGGAATGGAAAGAAAAACATTTTATAGATACAGACAAAGGTAGAATACTTTTTGGACATCAATTCTCTCCTGATGTTTCTAAAGCTGTTGCTCAATTTGCAGTGTCAGTTGTTCAGGGGCATTATCATACAATTTCAGAAGTAAGATTTCATGGTAACGATTTTCATTTAAACTTTGGAATGACTGTTGGTTGCATGATTGATAAAGAAGCTTTGTCTATGAAGTACATGAGACTTAATTTAAAGAAACCTATTTTATCTTGTGGTTTAATTACAAATGGTATGCCACATTTAACACCAATGTATTTAAAACGTAATGGAGATTGGGATAACAATATCTACATTTAATGTCAGATCATTTTTCAATTAAAGAACTTACTTATTCAGATACAGCAATTAGACTTGGAATAGACAATACACCTACAGATGAAGTTCTTAAAAATTTACAATTAGTAACTCAACATATCTTAGAAGAAGTAAGATCATATTTTGATAAGCCAATTAAAATTACTTCTGGTTATCGTTCTCCTGCTTTATGCCAAGCTATTGGAAGTAAACCAACATCTCAACATACTCTTGGTCAAGCTGTAGATTTTGAAGTTATTGGAATACCAAATAAAGTTGTATCTGATTGGATTGTTAACAATTTAGACTTTGACCAATGTATCTTAGAATTTTGGAAACCAAATGAATACAATT